CGGTAATCTTTACTCCAAGAGCTACCCAGAATCCAGCCATCGCAGCAAGCGCACGAGCCACGCTCTGAAGAATCGAACCTTCCCACTTATCGACAAGCCATTCCTTCACCGTATTGAATGTATTAGTGACGACCGCCTTGATGTCATCGCCCCACTTCACCCAGACTACCGTTAAGCCTATGATGGCTGCCGCTGCAATCGCAATTGGGGCCGTGATGCCTGCGATGGTTAAGCCGACAACCTTTAATACCGGCAAAACAGCGATGAAACCTTGCATCATAAAGCCTACCGCAACCAGAATCGGTCCGATGGCGGCAGCTATAGCAGCAAAGGCAACAGTAACAACTTGCACGGTTGGACCAAGCTTAGAGAACCAACCGATAAGCTTTTCAATTCCTCCTAACAGCGGTTGTATTCCGCGGTCCCATACCTTTATGAGGATAGGAAGTAAGACATCTCCCAGACGCTGCCGTGCAACCTCAATACGCACGGTCATCTGCTGCCAGCTGAAGCCCGCCGCATTGATGCCTTTCGTCTGAACTTCAAACGCAGTCGTTGCGGCTCCAGCTGACTTATTCATCGCATCGTATTTCTCAACAAACACGTCTGCCTGCGCACCGGTCAGAGCTAGTGCCGCCGTGAGTGCTTCCTTCCTCCCCAAAAGCTTACCGACGGCTTCGACGCTACCGTCAGTCGTCGCGGTCAACGCATTCAGAGAACCTACTAACCCGAGTTCCTGAACCATCGCTTCAGAACCGGAAAATCCGAGCTGAGTAATGGCCTTAGACATCTCCTCAGTAGGATTCAACATGGCGGATAACACAGCCGTGAACTGAGTGCTTACTTCGGAAGCATTACCCGTTACACCAGTAAGCGTAGCGAAGCCTGCGAACAACTCCTCTTGCGTCACATTGAGAGCCTGAGCGATAGGAACAACACCACCTATCGACGCCGCAAGTTCTGGGAAAGTCGTCTGTCCAAGTTCAACCGTCTTGAACGCAAGGTCCGCAACCTTCTGGACCGCTTCAGCGGTGACATCTCCATATCCCTTCGTCACGGCCGACGTAAGGTTAATCGCGTCCAGTGTCGTAGCCAGACCCGCAGCAGCAGCCTTAGCGTTAATCTCGGTGATCTTTACTGTATCGGCAGTATCGCCAAAAGCCGAGATGACTTGATACATACCTCCAGCTAAGTCCGCAGTAGACTTACCCGTATCGACCGCCATGTTTTGCACAGCGGTCTTTAGTTCTAATACGCGGTCCGTTGCGGTAGGAATAAGAGTAGCAATGTTCGCCATGTTCTTGTTCATGGCGATAGCAGCAGTAGCAGATGCGACAGCAATACCTGCAAGGGGAAGCGTTAAGCCGGCAGTAAGCGCACCACCGGCTTTCTTAGCCGTCGAAGCCAACCCTGTTATAGTGCTTTCGAACTTGGTTGTATCTCCAGCAGCTTTGGTGAGAACGCCGGTCCACTTGTCCTCTAACTCCAGCAGACCACGAATCGCTTTGATCGTGAAGGCCATCGGCTATGCGGCTGACTTTGGAGCCATTTTCTTCTCGCGCCGATGCTGGATGTTTGCAGCGGCAACCCAAGTTTTGATGCTCGACTCTATCTGCGCTAACGTCTGGTCCTCAGTGGCGTGTTCTCGGTCCTTGAACTCCAGTAAGAACTCCTCGGCTTGGTAGGCTTTGCTTCCTTCTTTCTTGCCTGCCACCATGTTCGCAACTTGCGCGATAAGATGGCCGTTACGATAATCCTCGCGGAGTTGTCCCCAAGGGTCAACCTTTTCGAGAACACGCCACTCAAGCAGTTCTTGTGCGTCTAGCTCCCGAAGGAGTTGACGAACTGTTTTTCCGAGATGGCCGGCGAGTCGGTAGTGGAATCGGCGCTCACTTCCCGGCTCGCCAATTCGTTTTTTGCATCCTCCTCGGCTTCATCGTCCAATCCATTGAGTTCCGCAGATGCGTCGATAACGCGCTGCAACGCGCGCGAAGATTTATTGGCGAGGCCCGGAATGTCAGCTTCGGTGAAAAGAAGCTTACCCTTGTCGTCACAGATGGTCTGTGCCGCCAGCTTAGCGCCCGACTTCTGAATGTTTATTTCTACCAGCTGTTTCTTACCGTGTCCTGTCACCTTCCGGATGGACTCCACATACTTCTCTCGCTGAAGTCCAGTCAGTGTCCGAACGTAGACGCGACCGCCCCACTCAGGCACCTCGACGGGCTCAATGCGGATGTCGTCCGCAGTGAGAATATCGTCACGAGTGAGCGCCTTCAATTCAGTCATTGTGCACCTGCGCGAAATGGAGCCGTCCCTTATTGAACGGCTCCAGTCTCAAAAAGGAGATGGCCCGCGCACGGACATACGTTTAGCGGCCTCACGACTCGCATCATCTCCAACCACCTCACTACGGAGGTGTAACCATCACGACTGGGCCCGCCCACGTGATGTTACACTCAGCTTCCTGCGCAGCGTCCGTTGGCATGTCCACCAATTCGAATCGCTGAACATAGCCAGGACCGGTGTAAGAAACACCAGAAGGAAGCAATACGCGCCACGATGCGCGAACATTGTTGAGAATGTCATCCAAAAGCTCGATGTGCGTTGCATCATCAGCCACGTAGTTGATGCGGAATCCCGCGTCACGCTGCCGAAGGATGCCCAGCACATTAGACTCCGTTCCATCGTTGTGCGTAGTTGTTTCGATCTTGTTGCGGCTCCAACCCGGAGGCGTTACGCTCCGAATTTCACCAATGGTCGTGAATGTTTCCGGAGGCCCATCATCGTTACCTCGCTGGATGAGAACTCCAGTTGCTGAAACTGCATTTGACATGCCTGTCTCCTTTACCGATGCGTAGTTTCAAGATTGAACGCTACGCGAACTCTTTCGTTACCGTCAAGAGGAAGTGAGAACAAGTCCTGGGCTGGCTTAGCATCCAAAAAGAACAAGTCCCCAATCTGAACATTTGTCATCGTTAGTGCGGGCATCGCGGCACCGGCGAGATTTCGCGCGATCATATATCTCTGTGCACGCGCAGTAACTTGAAAGCTTGGGCGACGTAATACGAGATGTCCTTCATTGTGCGTCCCGATCGGAGGCCTGCCACCAGTCTCGATGATCGTATAGAAGCCGTCACCATGCAGAGGTAAGTCGCTCTCGGTTCCTGCGAAGATGGTTACTCCCGCAGCCCCTAGTCCGAGGGATACCATCCGAGCAATCAACGCTTCTATCGCGGTCATTTGATTCCCGCGAACTTCACGAAATCTGCCCCTACCCGATCCTCGAAGTAAGGTTCGGATTGGTTCAATGGAATCTCCAAGAACTTCGCTTGCCCATGCTTGTGAAACGCTTCCATGTCCTCATGGACATACAGCGCGTAATCCTCTGCTGCTCCGCCAAACCCCAACTCCATCGAGAGCGTGTTACCCTGCCACTCCGGCTCGTCTACTACACCACTATCTCGCAGCGTTCCAAACTCGACGGGCGTAAGTCGTTTGGCTTCGGTCATCTCGACATTGCCGTATTTATACAGCGCACGTTCCATGGCTCGCGGACTTTTCTTCGCCAACGCCATCAAGTCAGCCGCCGCTTCTCGTCCACCTGTTACACGAGGCATTAGCGGTTTCCCTTTGTGCCGAGAAGAACTTCAGCAAAGTAAGGAATGTTCGTCGCCAAGTCTATCGGGCCTTTAACGGCTTGCACATTGATGCGTATCGTTCCGCCTGACCCATCAGGCACGACAAACTGATCACGATCACCAATGGCCACAGGTTCAAAAAACGTCAACTTAGCACGCGATGTAGTCTCTGTGCCATCCGATAGAGTTACACCTTCTGCGTGGAACTCCATGAACGCTTCCCGATTAACTGGGTCACCATAAGTCGGTCCGAACGCATCGCGCCCAGTCACAGGATAGTGCACGGCTAAGACGCGCACTCCGCCTGCTACACTCTCGGCAGTCTGCACAGCAGACCGAATGATGGCTGCTAAGTCCATCGGGCACCTTCAGCTATCTCTTACCGCTTGGGCTTTTGAATGCCGTTGGTTTGGCACTGCTCGGTGCCATTGCTGGCTTGATAGTTTTCACTCCAACGTGACTCTTGGCCATGTTACCTCCTCACGCCCGCAATAGCGGAACGTTAGTAACTCCTGTTGAACCCAACTCGGTAAGAAACGCAATGATTCCCCACACGGAGTCAGGAATAACGCTGCTCGAGACTTGACCTACATCAGAAGGCTCAAACTCTACCGCTATCGAGCCGACCTTTACAGAGCGGACGAGTCGCTCAGTTGTATCCGTCACACCCTCTGAAGCAATCAACTGCAATGCGAACTCCGCAACAGCCCGCTTCAGTGCCAAAGGGATAGTCCCATTCGGTATAAGGTATCCCGCGCGATTCAACACTCCATTGCGGGGCCACGCAAGTGCCTGAACCGAAGTCGACTGATACCCGGCCCACATTACACGCTCATCGAGCAGGCTTGTCGCCAGCATCAATGCTTGTTCTTGAAGGTCTACGTTACCCTCCCAAGCAGCGTGACTAAGCGAATACGCCACCAAAAGCGCTGTAGCTTCTTCGACTGTAACGTAACTCGTCGCAGTCGGTGAGCCGGGTATCGCGTCGAACATGGCTTACTTCCGCGCCTTCTTCGGCGCCTTCTTTTCCTGCGCCTTCTCCTGAGCCTTTGCCGCACTCTCAGGAGCCTTTGCCGCCCGCTCGGGATTAGCGGGCTGACTCGGAGCACCTTCGATCGCCCTCTTCACTTCCGGCGGATTCTCGCCACCATCCGGCATGACAGGGTTGAGAATCGATGCGTCAGGATGCACGGTAGTGGTGTTCGAGTCGAGTGTAGTCTGC